AAAAATTAACGTCCCAGCACTAAGTTCCTCTTGTGAATATTCTCGAGGTTCTTCGTTTGATAAATCTGTCATTATAATTGAATTTGATAGTATTATACCGATTTATTTCTACTGGTTTAGGTAAAAGTCTAATTTTTTTTGCATTTTATCTAGTTTTGGACCAGATTGTTTACCGAGAAGTTGCTTTTTAGCCTTTTCATAATTAAGATCTAATAGTGTTCTTTCTAATCGCTTTTTAGATTCTTCAGGTTTTGATATATTATGTGTTAATGATATAAGACCTCCTCTTATTCCGATTTCATATATTCTATCTATTTTACGCTTACTGTTAATTCCTTTATTATGTCTAAATTGTGATCTGTCTTCTGGAACTAATTTATATAACGCATCAATTAGAGCATTGGATTCAGCAATTTGATCTTGAGTAAGTTCTTCTTCTTCATTATCTTCTATTTCTTCTAGTTCCTTTTGTCTTTTAATAATATCTTCCACTTGATCTTGTATTTTATTAGGATCAAGAGTATCAAGTTTAGACCATTTCTTTTTGTCTTCGTCTGACATTCTATTTTTTCTAAGTTGTACCACCGACTTAATGTAATTATAATATAACTCACGCAGTTGAGCAGTTAAGCTAGAATCTCTCTTAAATAATACCTTAGTTGAGGCTTTTCCACTAGATAGTTCTTCAATATCACCTACAAGTTCATCTGGTTCTTTATCTTCTATCATTTCATTATAAATATCTACTTCTAATTGAAGATCCGGAGTAATTTCAATAGAATCTCCATCAGAATAAAATGAATCGTCTTCTAATAACATAGTGGATACGTGATCTACTTCGATGTCACCTGCTGGAGGAGTCCAATGATCTCCATGGTCGTATGTTTCGTTAGTAGTCGCGTTTGTTGAATATATGATGTTGAATAGTGCTCCATCTTCATCATTTGATAATCCTAGCAATTTACGATCCTCGTCGCTTATTACTCCTAATCCAAGATCAGTTGGAAATAATCCAATTCCATCTAAATAATCTATATACTCATCAGGTATTTTATCCTGATTAGATGTCAATGTTATAGCTATATTTGTAATATAATCATCTATTATATTCTCATCATGCTCTACATCAGTTAAATTATCTCCGCCTTCATCAACATCAACATCAATTAGTTTTAAAACCGTAGGTCTACCTGTGATCAACTTTAATACTTCTCCTAATAGATATGATTTTGCAGATTCAATGTTCGATGTTGAATTTTCTGATTCTAATATTAGCTCATGATTAAACAAACGCGTTCCTACTTCTCTAAGTGCACTACCTATATCTAGATGTTTTAGAGTAATCCAATGAAACGGGGTTTTATTATGATTAAGAACTACACTTGGTCTACCAGGAGTTTTTATATTAAATACTCCTTTTAACCCATCTTCTCCTTTATAATCAATTTTCCTACCTGCAAATTTATTTCCACCTTTGTGAATAACTCGATATATAGTATCACTTATAAATACCATTTTTATTCCGGGTTTTATCTCTGCATATCCATTGATAGTAGTTACATAAAGGAACCGACCTTCTTTAGTTGGACGTCCCTTGATCAATAGAACGGATCCCCTCCCTATTGATTCATTGAGTTTTTCGGAATAAAGTAAAATGTGCTTGTTCATAAATTTATTTATTCTGCTAATAAATAAAACTATAAAAATTATACTAAACTATGGCGTCTAAATTTAATGAACAAACAGGATTATATGAGCAGGTTAATGTAGATAACAATCAACCAGATGTAAATTCAGAAACAAAAGATGAAGTAACTACTACTGAAAGAGCTGCTATTGCTAATGGAAACACTGGTAAGCTACACGCTTTTAAAATAAACTCTTCTAATTTAGATTCAATTAATCAACTTATATCAGGCCAAATTAAAGAATGGAAATCTGAAAATCCACTTATTGTTTTAGGAAAAGATGGAACTCTTGGAGGAGAAGCAATGTTAAATGGTAAACCTCTATATTTGATGCTTAGAATAGCTTCTAAAAAAGAAAGAGCATCTAGCGAATTACAATTAGAGTTAAGCGATAGAATATATTTACTATTAAATACTAGCACAACTGAATTATCTAGTATTTTAAAGAACGCTGACAATATGGATCATAGAGTTAATGTTGCAGCTAAAGGACCAAATGGTGTTGAAAACACAGTTGCAATTTGGAGTGAAAATGTTTCTAATGAGCCTACTCCAGATGATTCTACTAAAACCGAGAATACTGATAATGTTAATGTTGATATGGAAGCTCAAATTGAGAATCCAGGAACCGCTGCAGGAATTTCAGGAACAGTTGAAGAGGGAATTAATGAACAGGATGCTAAATTTAACACTTCACTATATGATCCTAATAAACAAATAAAAGATAAAGGTGAAAGAGCTAAGGGTACGGAAGATATTGCTAAAACTGCAAGAGAAAAAGCTAAATATGCAGGACTAAATGAAGAGCAAACTAAAGTGATGAAATCCTTAGGAGCAGCAGGTAAGAGAATAAAAATGTCTAATGGAGGATACGTAGTTAAATTAAACTTAACTAAAGGTAATACAGGAGTTGATGGAGTTGCTTATTTTTATAGCAATGGTAGAATGTATATAAAAACAAAAGCAGGTGGAAAGATATTGGCAAAAACTACATATAGAAATGGAGGTAAAACGATATCAGTAGACGGAGGAGCAACAGTTAAAAGTGGAAGTGTATATCAAAATCTAAAAGATATCGCTAAGAATATACCAACTGAATCAACTGAATCAACTAGTGAACCTACATTTAAAACTCAAGAAGAAGGAGATGCATTTAGAGCATGGGCAAATTCAACAGATGAATTAAAGAAGAAATACGGAAAAGAATCTAAATTTGATTTAGATACTAAGGGTAAATTCAATAACTCATATATTAATAATGCGTTTGGAGCAGCTAAAGAAGATTATTTAGCCTATATGAAAAATAAAAAGAACTTCAAATACAAAGAAGGTGATATTGTTTATTATAGAACTAATTCGGATGGCAAAGTTGATATTGTAAAGAATTCATCAGATGATAAAATTAAAGGAACAGTTAATAAGCAAAAAAAGGAAATGGAAAAGGATAGAAAGACTACTCCAGTTGAGGATCAATATAACTCATTTGGTGCTAATCCTAACACATCAGAATCAATTGCTACGAGTTTTGATATGTACAAACAAATAACAGAAGAAGGCCTAATTGATGAATTATCAAGTAAGGATGTTGACAGTCAAGCAGGATTAATTAAGGATATGAAGGCTGGTAATCTTAAGAAAGGGAAAGTAATTAAACAAATCGACGACGATACAATTAAGGTAATTAATACAAAATCTGAAAAGGAAGAAACTATTAAGCTATCGAATATTGTTCCAAAAGAAGATGCTAGAAACGCAGCTCTTAAGATAAAAGCAAGTAGAAAAAAGGACGAAGAAAAGGATAAGGAGAAGGAAAAGAAAACAGATTTAGAAAAATCAGAAGAAAAATTAAACAAAGAAAAAGAAGAAACTAAATCTATTAAACAAAAGCTTAAAGATAAGAGAAAAGAAAAAAGAAATCTTAAAAAGGCTAATCGTAAAGATAATAGACAAAAGAGAAAAAAGAAAAAGATAGAAAAGGTTCAAAGTAAAATAGACGACGCAAGTGAATCAGTTGTTTATGACTTTTCAGAATTTATAGAAAAAACAAATAAATTGAACTAATGCCACTTCCGATATCAATAAAAGAATTTGTAAAGGACCCAGTTAAATCACTGTTATTTTTAACTATATGTGCTATTATGTATTTGTATATAGACAATAAAATGATGTATACTGGTTTAATAGAAAAACAAGATGATAGAATTGTTCTACTTGAAGAAAAAGTAGATGATCTATATGATAAATTAAGCGAGAAATGAAAAACAAACCTGTAGTAATAACGATAATTGTAGTATTTCTAGGAATAATAGTGTTTGATCAATTTGGAAAGTATTTAATTAATGAGAACCTTAAAGAAAAGGATAAGAAGTACGAAGAGACTTTAAAGCATGTTGATAGTACCCTATTTATAGTTGATAAGCAAATAAGTAAACGTAAAGCATTAGAAACTGAAAAAAAGAATTCGATTAAAAAAATCGATTCACTTACAGACAAAATCAATAACCAAACTCCAGAAGTTCAATATATAACGGATGTTCAATATGTAACTGAAACATTGCACGTTTCTCCTAAGTTAGAAAAACTAGAAATGGTAAAAATGTCTGAGTTCAAAATAGCAGAGCCTATTACTAAACTAAAAGACTCAGTTGTTTATAATTATATCGAAATAGATTCAATCATCTACATATATGATACAATTAATATGATACATATTGACACTATTCTAATAACAGATCCTAAGATAATAAAGAAAATTAAAAGGAAGTATTTAGATTAACTATAATTCAGATCTAATTTCCATCCATATTTTACCGAGAATATTTTCACCTTCCCATGTACCGTCATCTAATTTCTTAGCTCCCCAGAATAAACCTGATCCCCTTGGACGTGATGTTACGTCTTCGTATATTGGTAAACCATCCGTCTTTAATAGTTGATCTACGAGTCCCGGATGTTGCTCACATTTCAACTTAACACACATTCGCATGTTTTCTATATCTAGATGTCCCATTGGAGTGATATTCATTAATGATTTGTGCTTTTTAGCCTTCATCTTAGCGCCCATTGGACTTTTTTCAGCTCGAATTACTTCTCGTATTTCTTCATCTTCAAACCTTAATGCTTGAAATAGAGCTTCTGTTGTTCTCCAGGTTTTACCATTATACTCAACTGGATAAGGAGACATGTTCCCTAGCCAACCAAACGGTAATGCTACTTTTGTAAATGATATACTTTCCATAATTTAATAATACTTACATTGAATAAATAATAAAAACATTATATTGATGAGAGCACTTAGCTTTAACGATTTTTGTATTAACGAGGGAGCATCCGTAAACAAAAGAAACGGCATGGTTACTTTAAATTGGAGTGATGATAGAAACGATGAATACGAATTTCTTAAGACTAATAATACAATGGAGGTTGCTAATATTAGAAAAACAGGAAGAGGAAATTTTCCAATTTACTTTGGACTATCAGTAGATCAAAATAGATTAGCAGAATTACAAAAGAAAGCAGACGTTAAAATGACATTAGATTGGTTAAAGCAGTCTAAGATAGAAGGAGGATTAAAGTCTATAGTTCAATTTGCTCAGCCTACTATTAACTACATTAAACAACAGCATTCAGTTGACTACGTGATCCCTATGGGATCCACAAAAGGTTTATCTAAAGACCTAAGTGATGCAATTTCTGAATTAATAGGAAATGCAGATGTTGTTCCATTGGATAAGTATGAATTTGATAATATATCACAGGCTATAAATTGGGAATATGTAGAATCATATGAAGATAATCCTAAAACTAAATCAATATTGCCTCAGTTAATTGCAATAATCAGAGAAGAAATAGATACAACATCAACTGAAGTTCTAAATAGATTACGAAAAGTAACAGATTGGCGAGAACTTAAAGGACTATTATTAAGAAGTAATCCAAATAATAGATATTTTGATAAAGAAGATGAGATCGTTTGGAAAAATGATTCATTTAAAATACGAAGCAGTGGAGAATTATGGGCAGGATTAAGACAAGCTTTTAAAACTAAGTATCAAACTCCTAAGAAAAGTGGAGAATTTGGAAGTCCTGAATTCATGGAAGCATTTAAAAACTGTGTTTTGCGTAGTAAGACGATGCTACTAGTTGATGATAATACAAGATCTAAGAAGGATATATCGAATATAATAGATACACTATTAGAAGTAGGAGATAATATTTTAGCCGATATACCAAATAGACCAACATTAGATCAATCAACGTGGATGAAGAGAATAATATCATATGTACTTATTTTCATACCAGACCACAAAGCAAAAATATCAAACAAGGTTAATTTAGCTAAGGATGACGAAGTTAAGTCAATTGAGCCTTTTTACAATATTAATCAAGAAATAGAATATTTCGAAGATAAATAATTAAAATAATTTATATACAATGGCAGAAAATAATAGAGTTTTAAACCATTCAGAATTCGCGGCTAAGTATAACCAACAATCTGAACAGGACATTGCCGCTAGCTATTCAGAAATGGAATCAGCATCAGATAACTTTCAAGAAGGATTTGATGATACATCATACGAAGACGGGCAAACTGGTCCAAAGAGACCTATAGCTCAAGGAAATCAGGAAACACCTGACTCACCTGATTCAATGCCAACTCAACCAACTGAAGGAATGGCTGCACCTACTGATGAAGAAGAAGAAGAAGAAGATCACGTTACTCCAGAAGAAATAGAAAACGATTTTGAATCTGAAGAAGAGGAAGAAGATGATTTTGAAGACGATGGATCAGGAGATCCAGAAGCTGGAAATCCAGAAGAAGGATCTGAAGAAGACGAAGATGAGGAAGAAGATGAAGAAGAAGAAACTAACGAGTCTGTAAAAGTTATTAGAAATCGTATAATTTTAGAATCATTTGATGATTTCGAAGCAAGAGGTCCTATTCCTATTCCTCCTAATGCACGTGGAGATATGTACCAAGATGAACTTGAAACAATTGAACTTGATTTCGAAGGAAATGAAGAAGAAGAAGAAGAAGAAAACGAAGAATGTTTCGTAACATGTAAATCATGTGGATCTAAAAAAGAAATAGAAAGAGGATCATATCCAATGGGAGTTGCAAATCAAGAGGATCCAAGCTCATGGTGGCAAGGAGCTGAAATGGGAATGCAATGTGGATGTAGTTAATATGAAAAATTCTAAACAACATAGGGTTATAGAATCATTTTGTGATTTCATGGGAGCAACTAAAGCTATTCAAAAAGGAAACTCAACACAACCTGCTCAGTTTGCACATTTTGGAGCAAACCCAGATGAGAACCTAGATGAAGATCCAAACCAAGGTAAATTACCATTTGAGTTTGAGAATCGTCCAGAAATAGGAGAAGAGGCTACTTTAAGTAAACTTACTTTAATGTTTGAGAAAATACAAGCTATTGCAGAAGCTGGATCTAATAAATCAAAGAATGTAAATGGTGAAGTTAGTCCATATATTGAACGTGAGATTGAATTAGCATACAAGCATTTAAGAGAAGGTTATTTAAGATTAATGGACATGAGGTCACATTAATTCATCACCGAGATTACTATCAAATAATCTATCATCCCAATTTAATAATACATCAGATAGCTCGTCATTAATCATGGCGAGCATTTCTATTTTAGAATAACCATCTGGTCCCTTTCCTGTTAGAATATTAGCCTCAATATTTTTTACCTTCTTTAATATATCAGACTCTAATCCTTTTTTAACTTGTTCTAATTCCTTGTCCATGATATTTTATACTTGATTTATCAATTCAGTTTTCTTTTTTCTGCTCAACTGTTTTATAGCATATTCACGCTTAAGTGCTTCTGATTTATTTGAAAGTTCTTCTACATAAAGTAAAGTGAGTGGACCACGTCCTCTCGTATACTTAGCCCCTTTACCCTTAGTATGAGTTTCTAACCGTTTCTGAACATCAGTTGTTATTCCTGTGTAGTAGCTTCCGTCTCCACATGCAAGGATATAGACGTACCAGTTTTTTGACATATTGCTATTTCTCCAGATGAATCATAAGGATCATCGGTAATTCCGACGATTACTGGAATCCACATACTATATGAATATGGTATTTCAGGATCCTTTATTTGACTTGTATATTTTGAATTGTATTTCTCAAGATATTCTTCTCGATTATTGATCATACATGGGACATTCATTCGCTTATATAACGTTGCATATCTACCAGGTAATTGAACTCGCATTGCTTCCCATGCTTCTCTATCTGTTTCGAATTCCGGATTCTCAATCAGTGTTGCAAGGCCGGTTGATAATTTATATTTACTCAACATATCCTAGATTGAATTTAAGTGTAACATAAAATGGTAACATCTGACGATTAACTTCATCTGCTCTATTAACAGATGCTTCTAAGTCGTTATCAAGAACTGCTTGAACGAAAGATCCTGGTTGAGTATTAATTCCCCAATTATTCATTACAATATTAGTACCGATATTAGTAATATGCTCTAATGCGTCAGGGTCTGCTATTAGGTGCATAGGAATAAGATGATTGTTTTTAACCATATATTCACTTACTGCAATTTTAATTCTGCATTCTTGTTGTTTATTGTATTCCATGTTTATATAATACTAAATATTTCAAATAAATAAAATAAAAGCTATATTAAGATGGGCTACATTAGATTAAAAAGATTAAACGAGCATCATGATAATGAGATGCCAGCTGAATTATTAAATATGACAGTTGGTGAGATGCTAGACAAGGTTGGAGAGTTAGATACAAACGGAGATGCAGAGTATGAGGTTATAGAAGATGCACTAAGAGCGATCAGTGATAATATACTAGGAACTGGATACGAAGCTGATGAAGTTGATTTCACGCCAGATGGAGTTGAAAATACAGGAGATGAAGAAGACGAAGATCATGATCCACTATCTCATCAAATAGAAACATACGATGAAATAGCTGGACAACAAGACATGGCACAAGGTCAAAATACTCCAGATAATGGTATGAACATGGATAACTATACATTTTAATGAGCGTTAAATCATACATATCGTTTTTAAAGGAAGATGTAGGCGGTGCTATTACAATGAATAGAACACCTCCTAGTAAATTAAATGATCCTAAGCTTAATGTACAACAGCCTAGAACAATTGACACAGGTAGAGCTGGATCTATTCCATTTCATTGGAGTAGTCCTCCTGGTACACAAGCAGGAGCTAGATATGGAGCAAATCCACGTGAAGAAAATCGTGTGATGACATATGAAGAATTCATGGAAGCTCACAAGAAGAATGCACAGAAAGAAAATAACAAATCATAATGGGACATATTGATAATTTTAAAAAATTTAGAAACAAAGAAGAAAAAGCTTTAACTGAACAAGGTGAAGCAACTACTGTAATGAGCGTACCTGAAAAGTTTAAAGCAGATCAGGAAGCAATCAATCAAAAGAGAAATAACATTGCCCAAAGAGAACAGGCGATTGCTAATGAAAAGGTTCAACTCAATAAGATGGTTAGTGAATTACAGGATAAAATATCGGCGGAGAATGCTGCTGTTGCAAACGCAGCTAAGGCAACTGCACAAGCTCATCCAACGCCACCAACAGTATAATGAGTGAAGATAAGAACGTAAAGTCATATAGCGATTTCATTAATGAGACTGAACAAAAAGTAGTACATAATACTAATTTTACAGGAATGGTTCAAGGTGCAGTATCAAATATTCACAGTCAGGTAATGGCAATTGCTAAAGCAATGGCAGATGAAAAAGAAGCTAGAAATCCTTATCGTTATCAAGATGCTGATAAAACTAGTGGAGTTGAGGAAGTAGACATTACACGAGCCCTTAATCTTATATTCCATAGTGATTGGAAAAAGCATTTAAAAGCTCATAATATCCAAGAGTGGGCTAGATCTTGTATCGAAAGAGCAGGAAAACACGATGAGCGAGCAGATAAGAAGAATCAAAGAGCTCTTCGTACGAATGGAGGAGAACAAAGTGACAACTATAAAGTTGAGTTAGGATCTCAAGGATTTAGTAGAGATCTTGGAAAAAATAAATAATTTAACATGACAAAAGAGGCATTAATAGCAGACATACAAGACGAGATCACATTCTCAGGAATGCTTCCTTATTCTTTACCTGAAAAGGAATTAAAGCGTATATTAGACATTGACGCAGCTTATTTCTACGATAACTGGAGACATGCTATAGAATCTAAATACTTATTACTTCCTAAGGCATTATTTAAAACAGATCAATTTAAAAGCGCTAGACAAATCTTATTACCAGACTGTGTTCAATTTATGGTTGAATTAAAGGAAGCTAAAGGTGGATCTATATTTGCATCAATTGATAGAGATTTCTCAGAACAAAAGTTCATGGGATCAGAAATATTCCTTACTCCATTCATGGGAGAATCAATAATGTATAGAACAATCATGTTTTCATTCCTAGACTTAACTAAGGGTATGATATTAGATACTATTGCATATGACTACAATAAGAATACTAAGTTGCTAGGAGTTGTCGGAAGGACCCCTAAGGTAGATGCAGTTGCTAAAGTATTTAAGAAAATAGAAGTAGATAAGTTATATGACGATGAACTTTATCAACGACATGTTCGTGCTCATGCTAAAGTTAGACTTGCACATATGCTACAAACATTCAACTATCAACTTCCTGGAGATATTACTATTAATTATCAAAATATGGTAACAACTGCTGAGAAAGAAATGGAAGATGTTAAGACAATGATTAAAGGAGAAAATACAACGGACTGGATGTTCCTCATTCACCAATAGGACCCGTACCTCACCTCAGATTGAATTTTACAATATTTACACAATCTGTTGTGTTTTCTACTGATATTCTTTGATAAATAACTAAAAGACTAATTAGTTATGTCAAATCTAAAGAATTATATAGAAACTAGGTATAATGCCAAGCGTCCAAGTACAGCAATCGTATCTATCAAAAAGAATAAGGACGGAATGCTAGACGAGATAAAGCATGAAACTTCATTCTTACTTGAACATTACGAATCTCCATCAGTAAATCAAATGCTATTTCATTACGTTAATAATATATGTGATATACTGCAATGTCCAGTTTGCAGTAAACCTAGACAAACGCGGATAAATAATGTGACGTCTAGAGGAGAATTCTATAAAACAACATGTGGAAACAAAGAATGTGAAACTAAGTATAGACAGATTAGAACAGAGGAAGGAGTGATGTCAAAGTATGGAGTTAAAAACATAGGACAGACTAAGGCATGGAGAGATAAGGTTAAGAAAACTAATCAAGAAAAACGAGGAGTAGATTGGATGACTCAATCACGTGAAGAATTCGTTGATAATGAGGAGGTAATCAATAAACGTAAGAAAACATTCAATGATAAGTATAAGACTGACTCATATACTGGGACTCGAGAATTTTTAGATAAGAGAAAGGTTACATTTAACGAGAACTTTGGAGAAGATCACCCTAGGCATAATGTAGAACATTATGAAAAGGTCTCAAAATTATTATTTAAATTCAAAGATTATACGTTACCATCTGGGAGAATAGTTAAAGTTCAAGGATACGAGCCTAAAGCATTAGATATATTATTAGAAAAATATGAAGAATCAGATCTGGCTATAACAGACTCTAATATATCTAAATATACCAATAAAATAATGTATGAATTCGAAGGCAAAACTAGAAGATATTATCCAGACATTTATATTATATCTGAGAATAAAATAATAGAAGTTAAGTCTAAGTATACGTATGAATCTGACTTGGATAATAACATAGCTAAAATGAATGCTATAGTATTAAATGGAATGAGTTTTGAGTTCATGATTTTAGATAAATAATATTATATGGAAAGATACGTAAAGACATACTCAGATTTTATTAACGAAGCTCGTACTAAGCAATGGCTAGACGATGTTCCAGACAAAGAAGGTAACTTATCTAATATTAGATTAGATGATACTACTCGAATTAGAATTCTAGAATTCATATATGACGCTGGACAAGAAGGAAGACGATATACTGATATTGTCAAATTCGTAGTTGAACAAATAAATGGCGATATTTACCACCACACTACGCATAGAGGACATATATCAGGTCAATTAACTGGAATACCAGGTCGCCATTGGAGCAGTACTAACGCTAAAGCATATGGACTACTATATAGATATTGTGAGAGGAACGATAAAGGTAAATGGGTATTGACAAACGACAAGTTAATAAATCACTTTATGAATGATGACTTTAGAGGATTATTAGATGATGAAGCTAGGGATGCACTTAGTGAATTACTTTACATTGATAAATAATATTATATGGCAAACATTAGAGATTTTTATATGAGAACGCCAAGTGATCCTAAATACAGACCGGATCAAATAGAGGTGTATGATGAAATAGAAGCGAGTATAAATCAGGTTAAGATGACTCTTCTTACAAATAGAGGAGAAGTATTAGGAGAACCAGGCTTCGGAATTGAATCTGAAAAATATTTATTTGAATTCGAATTAAATCCATTTAAATTAGCTGAAGATGCCAATAATCAAATTTCAAAATATGTAGGTGAATCTAGGAAAAGAAAGATATCAGCAAAACCTCAATATATAACAGACGAAAAAGACAGAAAGGTTTATGTATTGTCCGTTAGTATTGATGGAAGAAGATCTCCATTTGCAGTATTATACGATCAATAATAAATTATATAAAAAAGAAAAGCCAATCATTTATGATTGGCTTTTTTAGTTTATATGAATACTATTATAAGCTACCATCAGGTCCAACTTCTCCACCTTCTATGGTTTCTTGACCACCGCCTTCTTCTTCTCCTTCAGTAGGCGGTGGAGCTTCTCCTCCTGTGGCATCAATTGGTGGAGCTCCCTCTGCACCGAGTCCAGCTGCATTTGCATCTCCTTCTGCTATTTCGTCTCGTTCCATTTCGAACCATTTCTTATTAGATTCAATCTCATCTTCTGACATTCTCAATTCTTTTCTAATTAAGTATTCAGTAGAGAAGTACGGTGTTCCATCGTCTTTAAGAACTCCTTTCTTAGCAGTGAATGACGCTATACGCTTAGCTTCTAATTCATTCTCTTTCATTTCCTCGAACACATTATCATTATGATATGTAATTCCGATAGCATTATTAAACTTATAATCCTCTTTGAGTTCTGGAAAATCTAAACACATTTGTAAATACCATGGTTTTACAATCAACTCAGAGAACGCTGAACGTAATCTTCTAACAAACTTCTGATATCGAACTTCCTCTCTTGTAATACCTTCCGCATTCAAAGTAAATGCTCCCATTCCAGATTGACCTTCCCATCTAGAATATGGTATCTTAGAATCCATCTTTAATTTCTTAGTGAAATATCCAAGTAGTTCAGAGTTTGATAGATTAGGTCCAGGAAATTGTAATGCTTCGATTGAGATCGATTGATTTTGATCATTAACTGGAGTTACATAGTTCTTATAGAACATGATGTTTGGTTTACCATCAACTGTTAATTCTCCAGTATCACCATTAAAGAATACGTCCTCTTTTAATAGGTTCATAAATTCTTTAACATCTTCTTGTGCCTTTTGAAATGATTTAGATCCAGTTGGAACCTTAGTTTGTAGTCTAATTGGCGCATTCATAACGTGCCAAATTACCTTACTATGTTCTAATATTCTAAGTAAGTTAAATGATCTTATTAATCTTTCAACAAAACTAATTCTCTTAGTTTTAAAGTGATTTGCATATGATATGTAAATAATCTGTGAGTCAGATAAAACTCTAGTGGATCCGTCCGATGGATCGTATTGAGTCCATTGTAGATACATTTTACCCTTAGCGTCTTTATTAAGCTGTGGCGCTATACTTGCTGGATCTAATTCCTTAAATCCTATGATTTTCTTAGGTTTTTCTGGATTATCATAAATAATCTCGAAACTCAAATGTCCTTCAATTAGAAATTGATATGCATATTGCCAAGCAGCAATACCTTCAGCAAATCCCCATGTGTTATACATCTCTTCGAAGTTAGTTTGATACTTCTTGATGATATCATCTTGGTAATTTAGTCTTTCGGTTTTATTAGAACCTTTAAACATAATTTTACCAGTAAGATCAGTTGCGTGACAGAATCTATTTTCATCACTATATACAACCATATCATCTGCTATTGTATCAAGGATAAATTCGATTTCTCCATTTGATGCAATATCACGTAATCTTTCTCTCTTGACTGTATAGTCTAATTGAAAAAACGCAATTGCTTTTGTTCTTAATTGTGACGTCGTATCTGCCAGCGCCATTGAGAACTTTAAAAGTTCATTGTTTCCATTCGTAGTATCTCTAGATGCCAATTGGCTTTCGATAAATCCTATTGCTTTGGAATTCTTAAGTAGTAGATCATCAAATCTTGTACCAAACTTACTTAAGCCTGATAGTGCTCCACTCGTTGATCCTGTTCTATTATCTCCAAATCCTGCCATATTAATATTTGTTTATTTGTTTATTTTCAAAGTGCCTAAATACAGTTGTCATATCATATGCACCAGCTGCCATTGTTATTCCAGTAGGATCGATACTTGCCTTAGGAAGTTCTCCTATTTTGTCCCAATCTAAAAGCTTAGCTGCAGTAATTTTATTTAATTTATATCCGCTTATTGCATATCCCAATTTAAAACCTGTTAGATCTTCTAACATTTTTGGCGTAATACTAAACATCGGTAAATTCATTGCCTTTCTATCTCTATATGTTGCTAATTCCACATCATCATCCCATACTCCTAATCTATCGAGATTCTGTTCTATTAAGTTAATGTGAGCAATTACAATAGCAGCTCTATATTTAGGTGGAATAACTTTAAGATTTAGAAGAAGTGCTGTTTCTTTCCATTTAGGATGTGCAAATAATAATCCCATTGGATTAACATCGAAATATTGTCTATTTGTAATATATAGAGATGGATCTTCTTTCCATTCTTCTTCTGAATTAGGAATCCAACTACGATCTAAATTAGGAAGTGGAATATTAAACATGTAATAGTGTCCAGGCATAACATCGGTTCTACTTATCGGAGTACCGTACATTGACATTAACTGAGAGAAATTCCTTTCTCCATTGTTTGTAACTATGTCATCTAGCTTCTTCATCTATTTCTTTTACATCTTACCGAACAAAAAGTTCTCTGTTATTATGCCAAATTTCATATTATGAGCCTTAGCATATGCTTTAGCTGCTTTAAATTTATCAGTATTAACAACATACGATCTCGCATGAGATACAAAACTTCGTGTTTGTTTTTCAGTCATTCTTTTTGGAGTCTTAGGAGGAAGTATATACTTGTTAGGTTTAACTTCAATTAACCATTCACGTTCTACTCCATTAGCATTACGCGTTTTCATATATCCGTCTACCCAATATGTTGCCTCTCTTTTATCTATTGAGTGCCAATACTTAACTGAAACAGGTTCACTTGAATATTCTATTACCATCGGATTTTCATCACAGAATTTGAAAAACTTAAATTCCCATCCTGATCTATATATTATCTTAAGTGGATCTCCTTTATATTTAGTAGGATTTTTTGGTTTAAAATATCCTTGTCTAAATCTCCCATTTTTTCTAGGCTTTAGAAAATTCTTAATGTTTTTTCCATCATCTTCCATTATATAAAATACTCTGAAGTAGTATTAGACTCTTTTTTAAAATTCCTCCATTCTATACTAGTCATATTAATTTTACATCTATTTTCAAACCAGGTTAATATCTGTAAATTAGAAATATCATCTGACCCTCCTTTGCTTGTAGGAACCATATGATCTAAACTAGGACTCAGCCATTTATATTTATTATGTGAGACCCACTTATCATAAATTAAATTAAATTTGGAATCGTTATAAAAATGATGAATAAAATTGATTATATACTCTGGAGTCTTTGTTGATTTATCTATGTTTTTAATTAGAAACTTAGTTACTACCTTAAGTTTATCAAAATCCTCATATATGCTTAAGTCAACAGATTCACTTAGGCCCCACTGTACTCTCATGTTATTATATTTGGCAAATACGCTTAGCTTCCGTCCACGATTAGCTCCAATTTTACCAGTTAAAGATTTTGAAATTTTCAATTTAGTTAAATTTGATATTGGTCTCTTTCTTTTTGGGATGCCATTATCATTTAATATTTTAGATATTTTTCTAGTACTTATATTAAACCTTTCTGATATATCAGAAAGAGTAACATTATTATTATATGCATCAATTATGTTAGATTTCATGTCGTCTTTTATTTTATTTTATTTATTTTAACTGATTGGATTTTTATTGAAATTGCAGATGGATAAGATGCAGGATTCTTAGGGGTAAAATATCCTTGTCGAATACGTTTACCTGTTCTAGGTTTTAGAAATGATTTTATATCTTTATCCTTGTTACTCATATATACTTATTTATCATAAAAAAGCCCTCCGTTAGGAAGGCTTAATTGTGGTGCATGATTATAAGGAACTCAATATGAGTATTAGTCGCTTAGTTTATTAGCAATAAACGAGTCAGCTTCTTGTGGGCCTAATTTACCCCTTTCAACTAACTTAATTATTAGTGCAGATATTGCAAGATGTTCTCCTTTTTTGTCGTCTGGAACATCTACTTCATTTCTTTCGAATGATTTTTTAAGATCTTCAAATGCCTCTCTTGCACTTTCTTCAACTTCTGATTCAGATCCAACTAAGTCAACTAGTTCGTCTAGGATAGTTTCATCCATATCCATTTCAGTTTCAGAATTCTCATTAATAACGCTTGCGTTAAATGATGCGAATGTAGTGTGTAATCTATTCATTGTGATTAAACTTTTTATTATTTATATGAGCTAAACGAACAATAAGTCAAATACGGATTGTGAGAAATTAGAACTGACTATGTCATTGAATTCATCGTACGTTTTACGATCTCCTACTTTATCATAGAAATTATACAAATTATTGATATCTTTAATATCATTTATTGCACCTCTATGATTAGGATATTCTTTCCTAAGTGATTCTATTAGCTTAGACCATAAAAATACTGAATATCCATCTTGTAATAGCTTAACAGTTTCCTTTTTACCCGCAGCGTCATTGTCGAATAGTATACGGGCATTCTTTTTAGAAACTAAGGTACCAAGTATATTCTTACTTTTAGTAACACCAGCGGTGGCTATGGAGTTATTAAGGAACATAGCATCAATCTGGCCTTCTAATACAATTATAGGCTCACTGAACTTTATATTAAGAATATTGAAGTAGCTATTTATAATATCAATCTTCGTGATAGTTTGTTCGTCTGCAGCTGGGATTAATCCATTTTTAACAAACTGTGAATAATTTTTAATATCATATTTAGGTCCAACATAGTCTTCATCTATTCTTCTGATTGATAAGCCTAGAACTCTGCCGGATCTTAAATCTAAATTGAATATGTAGATTTTATCCATTCTACTATCATAGTAACATGATTTTTCAAAAGCAGGAAGCTCAATTAAATTTCTTCCTCTAATATATTTACCTATTTTAGAATCATCTGGAGCATCTATACATGGAATTAAAAAGAATCTATCTGCTAGTTCTTTGAAATCAATTAGAATATCCTTTACCTTTGGATTCATTAAGAACTCAATAAGAGCTCCACGTTTAGATGCTGTCTCTACTTTAGATTTTCCTGCACCTTCTGATATTTTAGGAATAGGGAGTGAATACTTTAATGCGAAGTCAGATACAAAATTATTAAGCTTTGTAAATTTTAAACATCCATCATTAAAACATTTATATGTAGCAGTTTTTAAATATAAGTTACCTCTTTTTTTTCCTGCATCATTTTCTGAATCTCCACAATATGGACATGCAAAATTTAGCTTATCGTCATCTTCGTCATTAAGTTGTTGCTTAAATCTATTTCTAGGAAATGCTTTCTTAAGAACATCACCAATGAAATCTACTATGAGGTAATTACTTTTAGTTTCCATCATATTAATTAGAAGAGTTTGCGGCCTTTTCTCTTGCCTTTCTATCCTTCTCCTCTTGTTTAGCTTTAGCATTGGCTTTTTTCTCCTCTGCCTTTTTCTCTTTTTCTATTCGTTTCTCTTCAGCAAGTCTAGCAGTTTCGGCTAATCCCTCTGGTGAATATGCTCCAATGCCAAGCTTCTTTGAAATTCTATTAATAAAAGGTTTGAGATTCTTATTGATAATAATAACGGTGTTTAAACCATATTTTGTTATGATCTCTAGGTACTCATCGAAATCTTCATCTGGGACATCCTTATCTGGATTTCCAATAATATCCCAGAATTTTTCTGGAACTTCTTCATGTTCTAATGTTTTCTCACATATCACATGATATGGGTACATCTGATCATGTGTCATCGGCTTCTTAGTCTTAGAAGTTTTAAATACCACTGATCTTTTTAATTTCTCATTTATCGTATTAATACCAATTGCTTTCAATATTCTATTAATCGGTTCAACAATTAAAACAAAAAATTGTTGATCATAATCTAGTTCTGGAATAATTTCATCTGGATATTGACCTGGGTTATATGCGAATAAGTCTATTCCAAACTCATTTGGTTTACAATGTAACATTTGATACTTACTTCCCTGTCTAATTCTAGGATATCTACCCTCCAGTTCGTTTTTAAGTATCAAATAATTATGATGCATAACTGCCTTTGGACCATTTGCTGCTCCTTTTTTAAGAGTACATTTTTCTTCGCTTTTTACATACTTATCATATTGGCGAAGATTGAAACTTTGAGAATATTCATCTGGATGTAGAGTTAAAAATTCCTCTTTTACTTTTTCGATCTTTGGAATTAGATCATTTTCTAAATCAAAATTAGTACCTGCCTTTAGTAAATATTCAATGAATGCAGTTTGGTGCTCTCTTGCCCATATTGGATAAGAAGCTTTTATAGGCTCAAGTCCTTTAATTAAAAGATATCTTTCATCCATTGGATAAAGTTCTTCATTTGGATTAGGTTCATATGCTACCTTAAGTACATAATTCTTTTTCTTAATCCAAACTGCGTTAGTAGAAATTGATTCTAGTTTAAATGTTTGACGATTTACAGTATTGAATCTCTCAGACCATTTTTCAAATGCAGTATCATAAAACTCTTTTATTCTATGTTTATCGATCTCTATACACAGTCTCATGAATTCATCTTCTGTTAAATCTAATCCATCTATTGACTTCAATGCCGGTTCAAAATTAACATACGTTGAATCTGTATCTGTATAAATTGCGATAATTTCATCCGGGTCTATTTTACTAATCGTCCGATCTGCGTATCCAAGCTTCTCATGTAATTCAGTATCTTCGTGCCATCTATTTTTAAAATAGAAATCAATCGCTTTATTAGCGAACTTAATCATATCTTGACCTTGAAGTGTAATTGATTGTGCGATATCGGGATTATAAAAATAAAACCATTTATTTCCAAATGCTCCGTATATAGAATTAATAAGAATTTTAATCGCTCCTTGCCTCAGGCTTAATTGTTTGATTTTTTTCGCGTTGTCTTCCATATTCTCAAGTTATATTCTGTTATATCTTATATAAATAATTAAAATAAGGTTTTAATATGGAAGACAACATAGATGATATTTCTGGAGAACTAGATGTATTTGAAGCATTCCCATATTTACAGTCATTCCCATTCCCAGATTACACTATGCAACTAGATTCACTAGACGATTTTGCTGAACAAGCAGATATCGATCCAGTCATAATAGACACAGCTAGTAGTTTTGTAAAACCTGAATTCGTCAACTTTAATTATGTCGGTAAATATACTAAAGTTACTCTATCTTTTTATACATATGATTTAATTTTTATTTCTGAAAACGTAGATCATATTAAGAAATTAGATTCTGTTAGAGAAGCATTAGACGAGGGACTAGGTACAACGGATATAATCACTAAAATAGAAATGATTAAGATAGGTGAAAAATTCTTAAAGAAAATAGGAGCAAGTTTAGTTGCTGGAAAAACATTCAGAGTATTACTCGATAATATCCTAGAAACTAACGATATATCAATAGATCAAAGGAAATTGAATAAAATCAAATCAATGTATAAGACAGTTGATTATAATGAATTTAACGAATTATCTAAAAACAGTATTAGATCATATTATAATATACATTTACACCATATAAAGATATTACTAGGAATAGTAATTGCAACGAAGATTCACTAAAATAATCACTTAAAATGAAAAAGAGGAAGTATGGCGAAGATGATATAGATGCAGAAATCGCACAGTGGGATGAAGACAGAAAGAACGAAAAAATTAAAAGTATGCTTAACGACAAAGGAATCAACATTAAATGTAGAGGTAAAAAACAAAAAGAAGTAATCAAATTAATTGATGAAAAAGACATTAGTATCGTAATAGGACCTCCAGGTACTGGTAAAACTTATTTAGCATGTGCTAAAGCACTTAAGTTCTTAAAAGACAATCCAGGAAAATATCAAAAGATCACGTTGATCAAGTCTGTAAATGTTCCAAAGGACGAAGAAATCGGATATCTAAAAGGAACAATGGAAGAAAAGATGGAGATGTATATGTACCCATTCATCAGTAACTTCGAGAAGATCATAGGTAAAGTTGAAACAAATAGTCTAAGAATGAACGGTGTAATAGATATTCTACCAATTAAGTTCGCATTAGGTGTTACATTAGATGATTCAATTGTTATAATTGACGAAGCTCAACAAATATCAAAAGATAACTTGAGAACGTTAATGACTAGAATAGGTCAAAACACTAAAATTATATTTTTAGGAGATGTTAAACAAAAATCAGTTAATAAAAGATCTAAAAGTGCTCTTGAATTATTAATGGAACACTTCCATGAAGTTGAAGAAATGGGATGTGTAGAACTTACAGAAGATGATGTTGTTAGACATCCAATTATCAAGAAGATTATTAGAGTATTTGAAAAAATAGAAGAAGCCGAAGACATTAACGGTCAAGGTAGAAGACACTAAATATAAAATGAGTAAAGCTACTTAGTAAATTTTGATAGCTTTACTCTTTTACTTCCAAGAATCTCAAATTCCTGTCCTTCGTAAATTTCTTGCCTTGTTTTAGAATGTTTAACTGAATATCCTTTTAGATCATCAATAATATCCCAGATAACAACTACATTCTTTCCAATTAGGAATCTCATTCCACGTCCAACTGCTTGTCTTATTGTAATCTCAGCTTTAGTAGATTCTACAAATATAATATGATGAACATTCTTTAAATCAATACCAGTTGCAAAGGTTCCGTCAATACGAGGCAACTATAATAGCTGCCTCGTTCTTGTCCTCCGTTATGTTTTTATGAAAAATTGGTTTCGCCATATTTAGTATAATTAAATTTCCAACCTATAGTATTAGCTACAGATTCTTTATTTTTTACATTATTAGATATTACAGGTTTTCCTGAGTTTCTAAATTTATTAATCAATCCTCTATTAAAATTATGTGTCTTAATCATTAATCCTAATTCAGTGATCATTATATCTATAATTTTATTTTTCATATCAGTCACAGTCCTAATAGCTTTTAGTTATTTATTAGACTCTATCCATGAATTAGCGACATCGTCATCTAATGTTATATCTTTTGCTAATTTAACTTTTTTATTAGTTAGTGTAACTCTCTTAAATTGACTAACTTTAATTTCAATATCATCCGCAAACCTAAGTATTGTTTTTGCGCTAGGTTCTTCCATCACATTTTTTGCGTCTTCCCGATCTGGGGTTTCAACTCCTCCATCAATATAAAAAGTATTTGGGTTCCATTCTTTTATTGCATTGTGAACTCTTAATCCATATTCATTTTTAACATCTGAAAATAGAACTAATGTATTTTTACCAAACTTACTAACGAGCTTACTTATAAAGTTCAATCGTTCATCACTATCAAATATGATTTGTTTTTCAATCTCTAACATACGCTTACCAAACTCCTCGGGCTTCCTGAATTGATCCTTTACTTTTTTACGTAATTCCTTATTAGTTTGAATTTTAATGTACTCTGCGACTGTCGGATCGTTCTCGTCGTATTCTAGATATACCTGTTTAATCTTAATATCAGGTGAATAGTCATTATCCATTAAGAATTTAGCACTAAGTGTCATAACAAGTGGACCCGTTCTCTCTTGCATAGTAAAGAAATCAGAGAATTCTAAATCTATTTTCATAGTTCCAGATAATCCTATTTTATATTCCCAATTTACACATGATTCTAATATATCTCCAATTGAGTTTCCTCTTGCTTTATGGGCTTCATCAACACATACAACTGAAAACTCATAGCATATATCCATAAGCCTTGCATTTGCAAGCTTGCGTTTTATATTCATGATATCCCTTTGGCGCTTTTCCTCTTCTCCCTTTTTGATACTCTTCATTATTAGATTCTCAAGTTTGTGTTCCAAACATATAGGAACTAAGTTAAGCATGCTTTGATATGTAGTAATCATCATATCACATTCGTTAAACTTATCTATATCAAACTCTCCCTTCTTACCTCCAACTGTATGTATATTCCAATCAACCAATCCGTTTGAGAATTGCTTAAACGCTTTAGCAGTTTGATTAACCAGACTCACATTTGGAACGATGAGTAATGTTTTTTTCTTATTGCTTATTGTTCCAACGTATTTTAAGAAAGAATTATAAGTATAGAATATAGATGTTTTCCCACTGGATGTTGCGAGCTCTTCACAGCAAAACTTATATTTAAGAGCTCTAAACGCTCCTTCATATTGATAATCTCTTGGGTAAAATGGTTCACCCTTGTCAGTAGTAATACCTTTGTATAAGGCATTGACAAATTTTTCATAATTGTGTCGATTTAATTCTAGATCTAAATGTGATTTTATTCCCTCTATTTTAGTAGGAATATCATAGATCCTTGTGAACTCTGAAACTTCTAGCCAGAGTCCAATTGGAATTGTAAAGTTTTTTGTCATAAAGTGATCACACCCATCCCATGTTCCGTTTTCAACAGAAGCATTAAAAGCTGCATCCTTTGACTTCTTTTTAAAGAAGCTATAGATATAATCTCTTTCAGAAGAAAGGTCATAGTGTGTGAGCTTTAAGTGTTTATGATCATCAGTTATACCGAATTTTAACATTTACATTCCTAATGTTTTTTCTATCTCAACTCGGGTTTTAATACCAAATAATACGTTGTCGACAGTTTTAATGGAATCAACGAAGAATGTGATTTGGTTTTCAATAGTATCTACCATCTCTTTTACATTAGCGGTCTTGCCGTCAATGATTACGTTCTTTTCGTTGTATTGATATCTATGTTGAACACTAGTAGAAAGTTCCTCCATCATATTACTTCTAGCATTTCTATATGCTTTCTTAACTGATGATAAGTTTTCTATTAATATATGACTATCTTCTAATAACCTTTGGCGCATTGATAACATTTTAACTTGAACTTCCTTGAGACCATGCATACCCGTTCTCATAAGATCAATACACTCTCTTATCTCGGCTGAGATAGTTCCACGAGTTTTATTATATTTAGCACACAAATCCTCCAAAGCATCTTTCGGCTTCGGAGGAGTGTCATTTATAAATTCATTTAGATTATCGTATTCTTCCATGTAGTATTTTACTCTTAAGTGTTATACGGGTTTTATAGATTCTTCAACATTTCAACTAATTCAGGTTGAGGAAAACAGTCAAACTTGTCGCGACGCACTGTTGTATGAGACCATACTCCTTTTTCTTTTCCGTAATATACATCATGCTTAAATTCAAATGCGTCTTTTGGAGAAATGCCATCTTTTAATAATTGTGGAATTCCTGCTAGAATATCTATTTTAGGATAAGTCTCACCAACGTGAATTAGTAATAATCTTAGGCTTTCAATTTGAGCATCTGTATATTTGTGCCAATATCTATGACCTCTAAATTCGTATCCCAAGTCACATACCATATCCTTTGGTATCTCAATGTTTACGTAATTATAAAACTTAGATCCTTTCCTTTCAGCGTATCCAAAGTTATTGATTTCAACTCCTGATGAGTATTTAGAAGTATCAAAGTCTCCTACTTTTCCTAGGTGCCAACCTATATAATTATCTGGGAAACATTCTACGACTTGACCGTCATACTTATCATCTCCATATTTTCCTTTTCTGATTGAAACTCCACCAATACAATATTGAGTACATACTCTTCCTCTCTTATCTCTATTCCAAGAATTAATTGTATTATAAGGATTGTTCCAACCTGCAGTATGATGTATAAAGAATATCTCAGGTTCTAATTTTCCGTAGTCTCTAACATATTCATCAGAATCAAGATACGCTCTATCTATAACTAATCCGCATTCGGTAGTATATTCTCCATGATATGCTAACTTATCATCTGTGTCATTCGAATCATCAAATCCTGTTCTATCAGTATCTGCATGTAGTCCTCCTTTTGATAATACACTCATTGTAACTGGACCTGCGATTCCATCTGGAGTTAACTTATTTTCTTTTTGAAATTTAATTACAACTGCTTCGGTATATGGTCCGAAATCCCCATCTGCTGTTATTCCAAGTAGCAACTGAAGTTCTCTTACAGCATTTCCCTTGTCTCCTTTTTTTAACATAATTTATTATGATTATTTTTAGCTTATAAATTTATAGTATTTGCCGTCAATTGAGTAGAAATCTTCAATATCCATATCTTCGATATCATTTGATGTTAATAGATTACCTCCCATATCAACCTTATCTCCTTCTACATATAGAGAAGGAACATCAGTTCCAAATTCTCCAATTACTATTCTAACAATATCAAATCGTTTATTAAGTTTAAGTACTCTTTTGGTTAAATCAGATTTCTTTGCAAATATGAATACACTTGGATATTGTATATGATCTCCATCAGATCTCATAAAGTGAAATTCATGTTCTACATAATCTTCATCATATAATTCTCTTTCTATACATTCTTCCCTTGCTTCTTTGTCTTTAAAATCAATGATAATGAATGGAAGCTTGGCTTGAATTGTATTACGAATTTCTGGCCAAGAATAATGTTTTTCTAAACTTTTCTTCTCAAGGTCAGTATATTCTTCATATAAACGGATATATTTACGCATGTAGATTCCTTTTTTTTTATTTATTCAATTTAAAACGATAGTATATGATAATATTATTAGAAGGCCCAAGAGGAGCGGGAAAATCACACTTGGTCGATAATTTCTTCGCTCAGAACACAGATGATAGGTTCATTTATTACAAGTGGAACTTTGCAGGATGGGTTGAATTTCTAGGACTAAAGGACAGAGGTGACGTTACTCACTACTTTAGCTTAGCAAACA